CATGGTATATCCTCGAATCATCCATGCTCGATGGACTTTTTAAACACGATGGAGAAGAGGTCCGCCCCGAAGGGCGGGAAATGGTTTCAGATTATGTAGAGCTCGCCGTCGAAGGCCAGGTCCGCATAGATCGTTATCACGTTGTCGGTGCAGTGCATCTCTCCGAGGACCATTCCTTCGGAGGTGTATATCTGCGCTCCGACCATCCTGCCCTTGTTGTGCTGATAGGATATCTTGTATCTGCCGTTCTCCTGCTTGAGGTCCGCGGCCTTCCAGCTCTTGGATGCGGTCGCTTTGTACAGGGCGACGGTGCCTGTCCAATGGATGTCCGATGCGATATGGATGTTGCCGTCGGTCTGGATGATATCGGGTCTGAATTGGCCTGAGCCGTCGCTGAAGCACTGCACGAGGTATCTGTCGCCCGATGCGATCGGGATGTCCAGGGAGGTTCCATTGTACTCCTTCACGACATCCGCCTCGGCGAGGAAGAGCTTTCCGGAAACCGCCTCGGCGAAGTCGATGGTCAGCGGAGAGTATCCGGTGGCGCTATCTTGGATGGCATCGCCCTCGCCCTCCTTGCCTTCCGTGTTGTACGCCTTCACGTACAGAGGCTTGCCCGTGTCGTTGTAGACCTGCCACTCCCTGTCAGGGGTTGCGAACTCGATGACCGCGGGATAGCTCTTGACGCCCGACGGCGTGACCGTCCTCGCCTTCACCATGTTGACGATGAGGGCGTTGTTGCCCGGAGGCGACGGGAGCTGGACGCGCATGGTGCTCAGCGTCGGCGCGGACACCATCGTGGGGTAGACGAACTGGTAGCTGCCGTCGTTCCTCATGAAGCTGAAGACGATGTTGCGCGTGTTCATCCTATGCTCTATCGTGTAGACGGTGTCGGAGGTGTTCCCGAACACGCCGATGTATGTGGCAGGCGTGATTCCGACGACCTGCGTGGTCGTGGCTCCGCGCACGACGGACCAGCAGGTCTCGTCGTCCGGGTGATGGTCGTTGTTATCGACGCGGGAGATGTAGAGCGCGTTGTCGTAGACGACGACATCGCCTGTATTGTACAGATACAGGCCGTCCTGGGTGACTCCCTTCCAGACGCTGACTCCCTCGCCGATGTTGGCCTTCTTGTCCAGCTCGCGTGCGATGACCCTGTTCTGGACGGGATTCTTGGACGAATAGGACATCGCGTCGTCCACGGTGGTCGGAGGGACGGTAGCGTCTATCCTGCCGTTCTCGATCTTGATGTTCGTCCCTGCCGTGAGCTTCGGCTGGAGCTTGTCCAGCTCTGCGACCAGCACCCTGTTCTGGACGGGATTGGTCGAGGTGGCGGACATCTTGGAATCCACATCGATGTTCGGGCCGACGTAGGAGATGACATTGGTATCGCTGATGGCGATGTTGCTGCCGGGGATGAGCCTGTCCTGCTTCGCTCCGACCGCGGTCGCAAGGTCCTGCGAGGATGCCTTCAGCGCCAGCTCCGCCCTGATGGCGGTGGTCTCGGAATCGATGCGGGCGATGTCCCTGTCGTGCTTCTCGATTATGCCGCCCTCCCCGCTGTCGCCGTTGAGCTGCGTCTCGATGACTCCCACCCTGGCCTCCACGGCCTCGACGTCCGCGGACACGTCCTGCTTGGCGCTGGCGATGGCCGCCGCGGTCGCATCGGACACGGGCATGTTGGCGGGAGACAGGTTCTCCACGTTGCCCAGGCCGACCTGCGCCTTGGTGACGCGGTGCGGGTTCTGCACGTCGTCCTTGTGGGCCGCGAGGTCCAGCTCGTCGTCCTTTATGCGGGCGAGGAAGGACGAGGACAGGGAGATGGTGTGGATGGTCGGATTCTCGGCATCGCCGGACGCCACCAGCTCGATGGTGATGTTCTCGTCGCCGGGCCTGAACGTGTCCACGAGATCGTGGACGGGGACGACGATGGGCTCCTCGGCTCCGTCCACTTCGAAGATGAGGGACTTCTTGGACGCGTCGTAGTACGCCTTGGATATCATGCTCTCCAGCGGAAGGTCCACATGGCATATCTCCTGGCCGTTGCCGTCGAGAAGGCGCAGATAGTGGGCGCCGGCCTCTCCGTCCAGCCTCTTGACGTACTCCATCCTCTGACCCATCGCGGAAGCCTGCACGAGCGATGCGGGAGCGGCGAGGGCCGCGCCTGCGGTGGCGGAGACCTTCTTGGCGACGAAGCCCTGCTTGGCGCCGTCGTAGACGATGGCATCGCCGTTCCCGACCATGCTCTTGAGCAGCGGGATGCTGTCGACGCCGTTGCCCGTCGGGAGCTGGGATGCCTTGAGCTTCCCGTCGTCGGACAGGGTCGGGACGTTCAGCCACATCTGCTGGAATTCGCCGGAGATGGACTTGAAGTACAGGTCCAGCCCCTGCTCCTCTCCATAGGGGTTGATGTGGGCCTCCTTGGCGACGGGACGGATGACCGCCAGCGACTTCAGGGCCTCCAGAGCCCCTATCACGGTAGGAGCCGTTGCAGGAGTGTACGGCGGCGCCTTGCATCCGCATCCGGGCTTGGGGGGCTTTATGCAGGACGCGCGGAACGCCACGCCGTCCGTCGCGCTGAGGAGGTACTCGGTCACGAGAAGGCCGTCGGGGGTTCCGTTGAAGTTGTCCGCGACCTCCGCCTTGACGAACCAGAGGTTGTACTCCACACGCAGGGACGAGGCCCTGGAGGTTATCTCGTAGGGGATGGGGAAGTCGTATCCGGAGAACACGGGCGAGGAATCGGGGCCGTAGACGTAGGGGTTCCCGACCTCGTCGTATACCGCGAACACGATGTACGGCACATACCCGTCCGCCTTGAAGTCCCAATCCTCCCCTCCGTCCTGGATCTTGAAGTGGATGCGGGTGCTCCCGGAATCGTAGGTCTGTCCCGCGTATCCTTTGCGGTCGCTCGTTATCGAGCGGGTCATCCTGTCGAATGTACGATACAGTTCCATGAGCTTCCATCGTCCGAGGAGTTTATAAAAAGGACGCAATCGCTTATTTCTTCGAGTGCATCTCCTTCGCCCTCTCCCTGCGGTAGCATCCGCATGAACGGGTGTATCCGAAGATGAGGTTGAATGTCTGCACCGTGGTCTCGTTCCCGCAGTCGCAGATGCAGCTCCAGCATACCTTGCGCCCCTGATGGGGCGCCTTCCCCAGGACGAGGAGGCGCCCGTAGCGCTGGCCGACGAGGTCTATGGGGTGGCGGGTCATTCTTCCCTCGAAGCATCGTCCACCAGATTGAGTGTCTTGATTTCGACCTGTTCTGCCCCCACATCCGCTTTGCGGATGAACCCTGAAGAGGGGATACCTCCGACACGGATTGTAGATTGGGCCCTCTGCCATTTCGTAGTGCTTTTGGCCCATGCCTTCCATCTGTTCAGTTGATATTCCGACAGCATAGACGCATTATCTACTCCAAAATACTCCTTCACAATTATATTCCGGTTTATTCTGGCGCCTTTGAACGAATACATGGGCATCGAATCCAGCCACTCATCGATGGCTTCTGCACCAGGATCTATCTCTGTGGCACTCATCTGAACGATACGCGCCAATTTATCAATACGGGATGCTTTCGGAAGTGCGCCTTTTTTGAAAAGATGCAACGCTTCAGCCCATATCTGCTCCACCTCATATTGAAGCTTCGGGATTCTTCTCCTTACCGGGACTTCTTTAGTACATACGTCTGGATCGCAAATCACAGGATAGAAACGTCTTGAGCCTGTAGGATCCACGAAAACCTCTCCATCATTGGATGTCGCAGCAAGTATGAAATGACGCGGGTAGACCTCCTCACGACGCGCGTAGGGCTTGCGGATCCTATCAGTATCCTGAGAAATGAATGCCTTGAGGTCATCCTGTGTGGAACGATTGCGAATCTGTTTGGATTCTCCCATCTCGACGATGACAGCCCCGCGTACAGATTCCAGGAATATATTAGGGCGAGATACGTCCGCAGTAGTAGCGGCATACCAATCATCGGAACCCGCTAGGAATCTCAATACGGTTCCTTTGCCTATCCCTTGCTCTCCGATGAATACGGGAACCACTTCGTGCTTGGCAGGACCATACATGCGTGCGATGGCTCCGAGGAACCAAGCTTCGCATAGACCCTCCAGATATTCGTCCTCCTTCTCCGACCTGCACCCTGCATTCTCCCTCAGCGAGGGGGCGGCAGCGCCCAGATAGTCGATGAATACACGTTTCAGACGCTCTTTCCCATCCCAGTCGTGCGACTCCACCCATTCGCGGAACATATTACGACGGGTACGCCCGATCATAACTGCCAATGCCTCATCCATGACTTGGACTGAAGGAAATCTCTTCCCTACATAGCCCAGTTCCCTCAACCTCTCCTGCAATCTGAGATGATATTCCGAGACTATGCTATCGCACAGCGGGACTACGCCTCTGTCTGGTTCTCCCAAGAAGGCCATGTCCATCATCTCGCATTCCTTCAACTCATCATAGTACAGCCTGTTCCCCCAATCAGGAAACAGAGTCTCAAACTCATCAACCAGATCTATCAGGGTGAGGGGGATCTCTCTCCCGACCACGATTTGATCGGACAGTCCTGTCACCAGGTTGATTCCGAGGATGCGCAACTTCCTACCTGAATCAAATTCCAGACTCAGAAAATGCGGAGACGAATTGAGTATTATCGATGAGATGTCTTCCAATGATACTTCGGTATCTCCGGAAATCACGACATCTCCATTCAGTCTCCCGAATGAATACCCGTCATATGTCAAGGTTCCGTCGGGTTCGACGTGCAGTCCTGCCGATTCGAGCAAGGTTATGTATGATGCGTCCTGCATATTTCATCAGAGTCAACATAGACTGCCTCCATATTAATATTTTGCAATGGAGCTGCAAGACACATATTTATAGTGTCATTGCATTTTGGATTCTAGGACGTCGGAGTTCAGGCATATTTCATCATTTTCCGACGTCCGGTAGATTTTCATATACCTTCACTCTCGAAAATCAGAGGATTCCGAGCGCCTTCTTCGACCTGCCCGAAGAGGCTCTGCAACTAGGATGTAATGAATTTCATTACTTTCATCACACAGGTTTTTTTCATGAATTGGGCCTCCTCTGATGTCATGGAGGTGACAAAGAAGATGATTTTGTAATGAAAGTTGAACCTTTGTAATTATGGTGTAATAAGGAAAATATTGCAATAATTTACACAAAGTTTTAAATAATATCATCTTTAGTATATATACTAATATACTACTATAATGTATTGTAATAAATGTAATATTGTATTGTAAATTAAAAGAAATTTATTATGTATCTACGAAATTCGTAGATCAAATATAATTTATAGGGAAACGGGTTATATTTCCTTACATTCTCACACCCCACCCGTTGCCATCTCTCTTCCTATCCTTCATCCATATCTTTTTCCCATTCCGATTCGCCCCCTGACGTCAGGCGGTCCTGAACGCCCTTCTTGGGAAAGCATCATATAGGCTCGATGCCATGTCCTATCCGGCAGGGATGAGTTCGTATTACTCATGGTATCGACCCTGCCAGTATTCCTTGTCCGGCGCCGCCCGCCTTCTCCGAAAACCATTCATATCCCCTCCGCCATCCTTGTTCCGGACACGGGGCTTTAGGGTGTTTCACTCCGTGTCCCGCCTGTTGCAGGAAACCGTTTAAGTCCCGCATCCTTTCCGGTACACGGGCGCCGGGCCATTCGAGCATTCCCATCAACGCCGGCGCCCCCTGTCCCCTGCCTTGATATACCTCCGCATCCATCCTCATCCGACCCGCGCATGCTCCCGGCTCCGCACCCATGAGGTCCCTAAGCGTCCGGGAGCCTCTGCAGCACCCCGGAGCGCAACCTATATATCTTCGACCTGCGATGGAGGTTCTGCGGTCATATCTCCGCCGCATCCGGCGGGAGGGTCTTTGTCCTATTCGCCCTCCCGCCCCACCAATATATACCTCCAAGCGCATCCTCTTCTCATGCAGCTCAGACATATCGCATTGCTCGCATCCCTTCTCGCCCTCGTGCTGGCGACGGTACCGGTTATGGCGGAGGATGGGGATGCGGCGGAGGAGGACTCGGTGCAGTTGAAATTCTATGTGAATGACAGCATCGTCTATTGCTTGTCTCTCGCAGAAGGACAGGCCGTTACAGCAGACTCATTCTTCTATGAGATGACTGATGTGAACGGATTCGCAGGATGGCAGCTCCGCGACGGGGATTTCTATGAAGGCACATCGATCATTGGACAGGATTTCACAGAATATGCCGAAATCGGGATCCGCTTGTTGAAATTCGACGCCGTGTTCGAGACCGCGCCTCCCGCAGGCGGGGACGGAGAGGGGATCGAGCTTTCGCTCGAAGGCATCCTGACCCCTGTCCTCATCGCGTTCGGCGCCGTCCTCATCGGATGCGCGGCCGTGTACCTGCTCGCCAGGCGCGTTCACTGATTGCCCAGATTGGACATTATCCTGCTGGTGTTCGATGACAGGTCCATCGACGCCAGCACACCCCAGGTGTATTCGGTGGTGCATTCCGGGTACGAGCGCTCGTACGTCTTCAGAGCGAGCTTCTGATTCTTCGGACTGCCCGTTATCTCGGAATCGCTGTCCACATACAGCTCGTTCACGCCGTCGCTGAAGCTCAGGGCGACCGATGCGGGCTCGAAGTACGGCGCCCACATCCCCATCGACCCCGAATCGTGCAGCTCGCGCATCTTGAATATCACGGTCTGCTGAGGCTCGGACACGTAGTCGAGATAGTTCCTGGCGAATCTGCCCGCCTGATCGAACCATACCGTCTCTCCGTCGGGAACCTCCGGCGTCTCGCCCGTCCCTTCTCCTTCCCCTGTTCCTTCTCCTTCCCCTGTTCCTTCTCCTTCCCCTGTTCCTTCTCCGGTCTTCTCGCCTTTCCATTGGATGTCGTCCGAGTCGGAGCTCTGCTTCAGGGAGGTCAATGTGAACGACCCTCCATCCTTTTCCCCGTAAAGGCCCTTGCTAGCCTCGTCAACGAACGTTTGTTCATTGGAGGTATAGACTATCGAACCACTGTTGTTCTTCTCATAACGGCCGTCTTTGACGCTAGGAACGGAACACCTTATCTTCACAACGTTTGCAACCGTATCCGTCCCCTCGTCTCCGAGGTCCACATCCCCGACCACTGCGGCCCCGTATTTCGACGACGAGGACGGGTAGAGGTCGATGTCCTCCGGATGGAGCAGGCTCGACGACCTGCGGTAATCGACGACGTACGCCTTGTCGTTGGCGAAGAACACCCTCGCTCCGCATATCATCGCCGCGACCTGGAGGATGAACCAGACATTGGTTCCGGCAGGGAATGCCAGATCCATCTCCTCATCCACATATTCCGTTTCGCCCTTCTTTCCCGAAGGAATGCTGAAATCGCTTACGAGCGAATCGCCTTTGAATACCTGGCAGAACTCTCCTGAAGTCAGAATCCTCGAGATCCATCTATCTGCCGTATCGCCTGCGCTGTCCTGCAGCACGGCCCCTCTGATGCGCTCCGCGTCGCAGTAGGCGGTGAGCGTCAGGGTGTTCTTGGAGAGCTTGACCTTCGTCAGCGTCATCGTCGAGGTGCCTGCGAGCGAGATTATGAGCTTGTTCCTGCCCGCCTTGAGCCTGCATTCCTTCTCGCTCAGCAGGGACGGGTATGCGCGGGAGAACGCCTTCCTGGGGATGGTTATCTGCGCATACTCGAACGGAGCCTCCGGGCCCGCCGTGATGGTGCATGAATCGACCAGATTGATATCGCTGCCTTCGCCGTCGCCCATGCGCATCAGGAGGACGCTGTTGGAGCCGTTCTCGTCGCTGATGGTGATGGAGAAGTCCTTCCTGCTGTAGCCCTCCGTATCGGGCGTTCCGGACCGGATATACATGGAGCCGACATGGAACTCGAAGCTCCCCTGAAGGGACTCGGGACGGCCCTTGACCGCCCTGATGCTCAGATTCTTGATGTATCCCGTTTCGGACGAGCTCCCGTCCCTGCCCCTCAGCGGGGCGATGTAGGGGTTGTCGGACGCGGGGACGTAGCTGAGGCGGTATCCGTCCGTCCTCGCCTGCCAGCGGTCCAGCGACTCCATCAGCGCCTCCGTCCAATCGGCGTTGGACCAGCGCGCGGTATCGTGCGAGGACGAGCTGGGGGACGAGGGCTGCTTGCGGGTGAAGGATACGGTTATCGTCTTGTACGTCCTCGATTCCAGCGGGAACGCGGCCTGCTTCGGCTTCGTCACTATCGGCGTTACCGAGCAGCTCTTCTGGAACTGCTCGGAGATGTTCGTCACCGTGCCGAAGTCGAACGTATATCCTGTGGACGGGTCCTCAAGGCGCAGCCTGCCTGCCTCGTCGGTCATCCGCTCACCTTGAAGAACGCGAGGATGACCGCCCCGTCGCCGCCATAGCCTGCTCTTTCCTTATCGACCAGATACGACTCTGCACGGCCCGAACCGCCTCCTCCACCGACCTTTCCGCTGTATGCGCGAACCTGCGGGTCTGCTTCATCGGCACCGTCTCCGCCGATCGATTCGTAATATCCCGATGCAGGGTAGCGCGTGCCGTCCTCTGCGATGAACGCATAGCGGAATGCGGCGGCTCCGCCCCCTCCGCCCCCGTATCTCAATACATTCGCAAGACCCGAAGGGGATGAAGCCGTGCCTCTGGTTCCCTTCTTGCCTCTGTTCTCCTTCACATTGGGCGCTTCGTATCCTCCGTCCTGCTCGTACGAGCCTCCTGCGACATACTCCTCTCCGCCTTTTCCTGCGCTGCCCATATTCTTCGTGCCTCCGCCTCCGGAACCGCCCTCGGCGGTGCAGATGTTGTATCTGCATTTCACGACGGTCTTCCCGCCGTTCTTCCCATCCCCTCCGTCTCCTGCGCTGAGTGCTCCGCGGCTCGCTCCGCATTCGCCTCCTGCACCGATGGTCACGGATATGACGTCGCCTGCCGATACCCCCCACGATGCAGTGGAGGTCTGCCCGGCTCCGCCTGCCCCGCCCGGAGCCATCACGTATTCCTGATTTCCGAGTTCGATGAAGCGTGCGCTTCCGCCTGCCCCTCCTCCGCCTCCGACTGCGTAGACGGATACGTGATCGACTCCTGACGGAACCGTCACCGTCTCATCGGATGTGATGTACTGTACGCTCGATGCCTTCCTCCATCTCGCCGTGAGGGTCATCTCGGTCTGATATGTGTATGTCGAGCCTACAGGGACGTATGCGCCGTTCGAGACCTCCCATCCTATGAATACTGCGCCGCCCATGATGTCCGCCCATTCATCGGGCAGAGGTACCGACTGCGGGTATCCCTTCAGCACCGACACGGTCGTCGTTTCGGTCTTCTTATCGAAGGTCTCCGTCACCAGCGTGAGCGTCACCCTCTCCGCCTCGGAGCTCGTCATCTTCATGTTGCCGAATTGGAGCGGAAGGCTGAAGGTCATCTTCTGCACCGAGTAGCTCACTCCCAGCGCGCCCACGAGGAACACGTTGCCCGATATGGGCGCCATGAGCGACGCATCGGCAGGAGTGAACACCATCGTGCATCCTCCCGTCTGCTCCCCTTTGCTGTCCAATCCGAAGTTCTGCCATCTGTCGAAGAGGTCCTCCAGATGCCTGTACCACTTGCCGTTGGACCAATCATCAGGATCCGACGACATGTCGCTGTAGGGGAAAGGATTCACCCTCTCGCACTTGAATGTCACCTTCTCCGTCGCGCCCAGGTCCATGCAGAAGTTGTTCCTGCACCCGTAGATGATGGTCCCCATCTCGGTGAGATTGACATTCACGTTCCTCTCGATATCGACCACGAGAGGCATCCTCAGCGTCTCCTTCACCGCAGCCAGTCCCGCACGCGCAGGCATCAGGTCTCCGACGCCCTCCATCGGAACGACCCCCTGATGCGCGACTGGGACACCTGCTCGTTGACCGTATCCCTGATGATGGTCTTCAGCTCCGAATCGGTGTATCCGTACACATTGATCGTCGTGCTCCCTCCGACGCTTCCCATCCTGTCCTCGGGGATGACGTATTCGCCTTTCCCGCCTTCTCCGAGCACTCTGAGCGAGCCTCCGGCCTTGGCAGGCACATATCCCCCGTCGGCCATTCCCAGCCCTGTCAGAGTGCCGTACGATGTGGCGCCCGCGGCCAATGCGGCAATGGCCGCGACGGCGACCATCGTGCCCGCCCCCAGGTCCTTGAATATGCCCATCGCGTTTATCGCCATCTCCGCGGCCTTCATCGCTATCCATAGCGATATGAACTCCTTCAGATGGCTCAGGATGACGGTGGTGGCGGTGAGGATGGTGTTCAGCACGCCTATCGCGGGCCCCTCGATGAATGCGCCTATAGTCTGGAGCATCGTGCCGATGCCCCCCACGAGGCCGCCCTGGTCTTCGAGGAGCTCGCCGATGTTCGTGAAGTATTCTCCGAAGAGCTTGACGCCGTAGTCGATAGCGTATGCGAACATCTCGCCCAGCGTCTTCCCCTCGAACGCATCCCACATGTCCACGACCTTGTCCAGAAGGTCCACCGTGGCAGGGATGAGGACTTCGGCCAGCTTGTTGCCCAGAGGCATGAAGAACAGGGTCATGGCGAGGTTGAACAGCTGCTCGATGGTCTGAAGGAGAGGCGATGCCGACTTCAGCCTGCCGTAGATGTCCTCGACGATGCCGAATCCCTTGGTAAGAGAGGCGGAAACGGCCTTCTCGGCCTGGTTCACGCCCTTGGTTATGAGCTTCTTCTGGTTGTTCTCATCCTTGATGTAGTCCTTGAACTGGTCACGCAGGCTCTCGCGGGCCTCGTTGGCCTCTCTCTCGGTCTGCTTGTTGTCGGCATACTTTCCTGGCGTATAGGGCTTCCCGCCCGGAATGACATCGAAAGGCTCGCTGATGACCTGCTCCAGCGCCTTCCTCAGCTTCTCCAGGTCTTCGGGGGACAGCTCGAATCCCAGTCTGATCTTGATTCCTTCTTCAGCCATTTCAATCATCCCTGGCGAACAGCCTCGATAGGACGGCGTCGGCTTCGAGTCCCGCGCTGTACCTGCGCAGGCCCATCTCGGTGGATATCAGGATCTGGATGTCGGAGTAGTTCAGCTCCATGAAGCTGTCGATGCTCCCGCCCTGACGGAGGTGGAGACCATAGGCGAAGAGGAGGGCCATCTCGCCCTCCAGCTCGCCCTTCTTGATCGCATCCTCGTACAGGGTCAGGCCGAGCTCCCTGTCTGAGAAGCCGGTGCAAAGACTTCCAAAGGGTCGTTCTCGCCCTCCATGATGTGCTCCGCGGCCGCGGACAGGTCCTTCCAGAACCTCTCTGCGGAGCCTCTGCACGCATCATCCATCCTGTCGCAGTACGCATAGAATCCCGACAGGTCCTCCAGATCGAGGGGGAACGGGGCGGAGTCCACGAACATGAGGGTCACGATGGTCTGCACGTCGCCCGCGCTGGTCTTGGAGAGGTCTATCTCCTTGTTGACTCCGATGCCCGAGATGCGTCCGATGGCGTTCTCAGCCATCCTGCGCCTCGTCAGCCTCGGTTCGCGGACCGTGACGATCCCGTTCATTCCGTACTCGGCCATATCGATCCTTATCGATCCATCCGCGCTCATGCCGTTACCTCTCATCACACGGTGCGTCCGGTACCCAGATCCTCCTGTCCGTTGACTATCTCGATGGTCAGCTTCCTGCATTTCGACGAGCTCATCTGGTCGATGAGCCTGGACCCGTCTCCCTTCTGCCTTGTGAACGAGTTCATGATGACATTCTCGACTATAAAGGCGACGCTGCGGTCGGACTTGCCGATCGCGCTTTCGAACGTCTCGCCCTCGTCGCGGCATTCGGTGAACGATGCCACGGTCATCAGCGGCATGGGCCTCTTGCCCTTGCACATGAATCTGTAGACGTTCGAGGATATCTCGGTGGTCTTCGACCCTCCGCCCATGACCAGCGCCCTGTAGCGCAGGAAGTCGTTGGCGTATGCGGTCATCCCCAGCTGGATGTCCGCCTTCCCTCCGTAGTATCCGACGGAGGTGCTTCTGCATGTGGTGTATCTGGGATTGGTTCCGATATCCAGCCCGATGGTGATGGATTCGACGTTCGCCATGTAGTTGGCGCTCTCCGCCTCTCCCTTGAACAGGCAGGAGAACTCCACGAGATGGCCGTCGTAGTCCTCGTAGAACGTGCCGTAGTCGCCCAGCTCCGTCTTCTCGTCGGAATAGAATCCCGATATGGTGACGGTCGTCCTCGCCGCACCCGAAGAGCGGGAGAATCTGATGGATTTGGCCACGCATCCCACGAGGGTGAACCTCTCGTCCTGTCCTCCGTTGACGGTGATGCCGTTGAGCGTCACCCCCTTGATGACGAAGGACGGCACCAGCGCATTGTTCCTGAGGGAGAACGTGTGCTTCCACTTCCCCGCTCCTGCGGATGCCGTGGTCACGGTATCGAATATCATCTGATACAGTGCCAGATTCTCATAGTCCATTGCGAACGACATCTCGAAGGAGCCGGAGAACTGACCGTAATCCACGGTCTCGTAGAATTTCGACCCTGCGCCGTACAGCTCCGTGGTCGATACGGTCGGCGTCGCCTGCGCGAAGAAGTTGGGCGGAAGGTGGAACCAGCCGTCGTCGTCGGGCTCCCCGGATGCGAAGGAGGTCTCCTTCGCAACCATGAATGATTGGCGGACCCCCGTCATTCAAGGGCCTCCGTGTATCTCGTCATACCCGTCATATCCTCTGGAGGGTTTAAAAACACCGCTACCGAGGATGGGAACGTGGTATCCTGTGAGCTTGATGTCGTAGGTGTACGTGTACCAGCCGTCCGCCGAGTTGTCGGGGCGCTCGTTCGTCACCTCCAGGTACGTGTAGGGGCTGACCGCCCTCATCGCCCTGCGACGGGACTGGAGGATGGACTCGATGATCCTGGCCCATCTGAACATCAGCTCCCTCGACCTGCACGAGAGCTTGATCGCCAGCCTGGGCATCCTGTCGGCCGTGCGGAAATCGGTATCGGACACCATCCTCTGGGACGAGATGAGGTACACGAACACGCTGCCGTACCTGGAATCCATCATGAGCTTCTCGCGCTCGTAGACGAACTGCGGCCTCGGCTCCCCGGGCGTGTCGGGCCAGTCCTCCGCGAGGATGTCGCACAGGAGCTTCGCGTCGTCGCCGACGTATATCGCCGGCCGCGCCTCCGTGTCCATGACGTGGTCCATCATGCGCTCACCCGTACATGGAGAACACGGCGGAGGGCCTCTGGTATGCGCCCCAGATGTAGTTGGATTCCTCCGTCCACGTCTTTATCATGTCCTGCCTCACCATGCCGAGGTCCCCGCCCTGTCCGACCTTGATGAAGAACGGCTGGGTCTGGAGCATCTGTATCATCGTGAGAAGGACGCACAGCCTTCTGATGGCCTCGGGCGCAGGCTCCTCGCTTCCCCATCTGTAGGTCAGCCTGAGCGTGTTGTAGCGGGGCTGGAAGATATTGGCGCGGTAGAAGAGCCTCCCGCGCTCAGGGTCCACCCAGAACCTGCATTGGTTCTCCGAAGGGTCCGCATCGCTGCCCTCGAATGCGCTGACGTCGCGCCACTGGCCGGAGAAGGAGCGCACCTCCACCTTGTCCCCCTTCGCAGGGTCCAGGGGGCGCAGGTCGCGTTCGAGCTGGACGAAGTTGCCTCCGCGGAGCCAGTATTCCGTGCGCCACGTGTTCTCGTCATGCTCATAGACGTCGATGGATACCACCCTGTCCTTGACGCGGTTCTCGCGCCAGGAACGCCTCAGACGCCTGTCTATCATCTCGCTGTTGGAGCGTATCATGCGCTCCACCTGCTCGAAGGACGGATGGCTCATATCGTCGAATGCCATCGTTTTGAAGGGGTCGTCCGGACTGGGAAGGTCCATCGCCATCGCCACGTCATCCGGCGTGCAATAGACATCCGTACCGCTTGAATCGATCATGCTTTGCAGAATGTATATCTGATTTATAAAGGATAAATGGTTTGGAAAGCCCCTCGATATATGCGCGAGGCCTCGTTCAGAGCTTCGCCCATCTTCTCGACGAGCTCTTTGAAAGCATGCTCCGTGAACATGACCTCCACCTGCTTGCGCCCTATCTCGAAACCCAGCGAATAGGTCTTGACGGCAGGGTCCGCTCTGTCCAGATGGACGCCGATGGTGATGTCCTTCGGGTTCTCACGACTCTTCTTCCACATGTCCCATTCCTCCTATGCTCAATCCATGCTCTTCCGCCATGCGCTCCATCTCGTCCAGTATCGGGTCCAGCTCGTCCAGCAGGGCCATCGCATCCTCGACGGAGCGGGGCAGGGCGTAGACGCCCCCTGCAGCCCTTATCTCCTTCATGCGGCGCTTCTGGATGGGCCTCATGCTCCCGGCGGCGGTCTTGACCTCCATGCCGATGAACAGACCCCTGTAGCAGACGACCATGTCGGGGTCGCCCGGCTTTCCGAAGCTTCCCTGCGCCACGGGTGCGAAGTATGCGCCTCTCTCGGCGAGAGCCTTCTTGATATCGGACTTGATGATGCTCTCAGGCTGCCTCATGCTGCACCTTGCGTACCGAGATGTTCAGCATCTTCCCTTTCAGATCGTACGTGTCATACAGGCTCTTCGGGACGTATATGCACTGGGAGCCGCC